TTTGGTTCTGGTGGTTTTAGGTGTGAATCATGCCTATCTATTAACACAGGTTCTTGTTTCTTTTTAACAATATCTAGAGTATTAATCCTTTCTAATTTAATACCGTCTTCGCCAACCAAAATAATATATGGGTTTTGTAACCTATGATAACCATATAGTTTTTGTTCTGCTGGCACATCTGTATCCAATAAGCCTGAACTATGTGCTACTTCAACTTGCATACCTGCTGATATACATTTACTCAACCAAAACTCTACACAACCTCTACCTGCTTCTGCAAAGTGTAAATTACCTTTGTAACTAAAATCTATACCAAACATTTTAAGATTAGCAACTTCGTTCCAATAAGCAAAGGCTACTGCGTATGCAACCGTATTGTTTAGATAGTGGCAATTAGAAAATTGCACAACTTCTTCTAAAGGGTACTCTACAAGACCAGGACAACGATCATCTAATTCACACGTGTATATGGGACCTTCATGTTCTTGTAACATATCAGCCATACTTTTTGTTTGACCGCCAGCATCATCTGTATCTAAAAATCTAGACGCAGGATCCATCATAAATACTCTATCGTGGTATATGACTGATGCTACGCCATTTATAGCCCATACCTCGTCAAAATGTACCCCGTGTGATTTAGCTAAATTGTAATCAAACCAGCTTTTACCCATACCGACTATGGCAACTGATTTGCCCTTAAGACTTTCTATTTGTTTCATTTATTTTAAGATACCGTTGTCCTCAAAGAATCGTAACGGTATTCATCTCTCCTTCCGCGAGCTTCAGCAAGGTTTTTCAACCTAGATATTTCATTTGCAAAGCGTTGCTCGTATTGCTGTGTCAAATCGTTTTCACCTTTCATAAATATGTATGCCTCCACTAAACTACCATATAACAAGGCATTACGTGCATTATTAGATAACCAAGTGCCTGTAGTATCTGTAACTAAAGAGTTTGGTTTAAATAGGTAATGTAGTTCAACATTATAATCTGCATCAGGAACAGGGCTTACAATTAATGTAGAGCCATTATTTGATGCAGTAGATAAATCTTTGTCAAAATCAGCGTAATATAAAGGTAAACCTCTCAGAGTAGAATCTGTTGGATCTTCTATATATTCACGCATAAAAGTAACATGTTTTTTATCTAAGTAATGATAGTCACCACCAGAATCTATTACTGCTAAAGAAAAACTTGTTTGATAATCAGTTGGTGCAGTTAAGTATGTATTACCCGTTGTTAGTGTACCTGTAACGTTTTTTCTAAAATAATCAAACTGTATAAGCTCAAATATTCTTTCTTCTGCATTTTTAATAAAATCATCAAGCGTGTTGACAAAAGTTGTTTCTGAATTTTCAGTATAGTTTTGTATTAGAGTTTTTAATTCTGCTAATGTCATGATATAACTATTGTAACCTCACCAACACTAGCTGTCATCTTAGCTACCTCAAAGTTTTCTGGTAAAGTAGAAGGATTTAAATAATCAGGTTTGAATATATTAGAGTTCACTACCACAACAAAACCCTCGCCCTCTTCTTGATCGTTATTGGGTCTTGGTTTGTATAGTGCTTCTGGATCAGCTTTAGCTCTAAGTGGCTCTAGTTGTGGATGTTTTGGTTCATAACAGTTAGGACAAACTTTTAAACCGTTCCACTCTTCTCTTAATTCTAGTAATTTATACTCAAAGCCACATCTATCACACAAAGCTTTTGCAAATTTACCAGTAGCATAAGCCATTACATCATCCTAATACTTGGTCTAATATTAAAAGATGCTCTATCTTCGTCTTGATCTGCCGCTCTTCTAAATTCTTCTTCATACAAAGCTTTTAGTTGTGCAGTTCTTTCTGGTGCTCTCTTTAATGATATGTAATAAGCTAATCCTGCTGCAAAACAAGGAAAAAATCTAAACGGCATATCCATAGTATTCGTGCCCTTATCTGCATCATCCATCCTAACTATCTTGTTAAATACAAGTATGTCTGTAGAGTTTTCTGGTGCAGGCCATATTTTTAAAGTTGGTGTTGATAATTTATCTAAAAAGAATTGTGACGGCCTAGCTTTTGTTGTTTTATTAGGGATATTAATATATTCAGACCTGCTGACTCTATTCATACTAATATCTGTTTGTGTTTGATTTACAGTTCTCCTTAAAACAACATCTAATATATCTATTATATTTGAATTTAATGAATAATCAGTCGTGCCCTCTGTAACCGTTTGTGTAGCTTGCTCTATAGTCCACTGGTTTAAACCTCTATTAGCCCATTCAGCTAACATTAAATTTATTGATCTACGTGCTGTTTTAAGGTCGTAGCCTGTTCTAAGCTCTAGACCACATCTTTCAAAGGCCTCCTCAACAAACTCTGCTACGTTAGGCTCAAAATTTGTACTACCTGATAGTGCCATAATTAATCCTCATATAAATTATCAAAAGTTATTGACGGATCAAGATAACTTTCATGTCCTTCTGCTGAGTGTAACCACTGCGAAGGTTTAAACTGAGGTGGTCCTTCACCTGTAACCCATAAAGCTGGACTTGTCGCCCTGACTCTATTGTTTGGTAAAGCAACAAAGTTACCTTTCCACTCACAGTCTTCAGTTATATATAATACATGACTTTGTTTATGTTGTGCAGGATCATCTGCAATATCTGTATTTGTGTAATCAACTGTAAAAAGATACTTTGCTTGATAAAAACCCCCATCTATTTTAGCAATCCAAGGAGAAGAACTAACTCTATCCATAGTAACAACACTATGATCTCTTGCTTCACAATCCCAAGGTTGTGCTAAATGATCTTCCATAGGCTTAGGGTAATCTTCCATAGGTATATCGGCTACAAGAGCTTGTATAGGCATCCTAGCCCACATAGCTCCACCATGTATGTTACCTTCATCCCAATCGTCACAATTAGACTCTTCACCTGTGAATACAACTTGGAAGCTTAATGATCTGTCTGGGATGGTATTTACTGCAATAGCCAAAGCATGCAAATATTCGCCCTGATATTGCTCATGATTATGTGTAAACTCTCTCCTAACCCAACACTTGAAGTGTGGGATATTACTAATCAAATAAGGCACTATCTCAAACGATTTCTTCTTCTATTAGCGTTGCCTGCCATCATGACTGATCCACCCTTTGACTTTTTCATCATTTTACCGCCTTTAGATTTCTTCATTAAAGACCCGCCTTTAGATTTCTTCATCATGCTTCCGCCTTTTGACTTCTTCATTAATGAACCACCTTTAGACTTTTTCATGAGTGAACCGCCTTTGGATTTTTTCATCATCATGCCACCTTTTGATTTTTTCATCATACTGCCGTTTTTAGACTTTTTATAATGACCTGGCATAATAGTTCTCCTTACTTCTTAGTAGATTTTTTTTTGGTTTTTTTAGCAGGTGCCTTTTTTTTAGGTTTCATATTGTAATAAATACGATCTTCCTTAACTGGCTCATCTGGTCTTACTTTAGCATCCAATCTTGCTTGCAATTTTGGATCAACTGTTGATTTTTTCTTTGGCATATTTATCTCCTAACTTATGGTTGTATATTTACGCCTATTAGACATAACTTTACCACAACCTCTAGCTATGTTGCCACCTTTCTTTTTTTCAGCTCTTCCACCTTCAACAAAATAACCCATTTTATTACGGACTTCTTTTGGTAATTTAGGCAAACCTTTGTTGCCTGGCGGTATAGGTTTTAGTTTTTTCACTTTGCCTCCTGTAGATTTTTTTTGCCAACTTACTCTTTTAGAACTGGTTTTTTTCTTTATAGCTTTTGCAGCACCAGCTTTTTTACACTCAGCCATTGTTGGCCTACAAGCTGGATAACCTCTTTTTTCGCCTTTTTTTCTACCGCAAGGTTTTCCCGTTTTACAATCTACCCACCCTGTACCCTTATTTTTAGAAAACCAATCTCTTAAAGTTTCTTTTTTTGCCATTATCTTAACCTATCAGGCATAACTATACCTTGACCTTTCATGACTGGGCCACCTTTTGATTTTTTTTGTTTTGATTTATTTCCGTAATTGGCTGCACCAACTTTTCTGCATTGTACTAATCTACCACTTGCGTAAGCACTTGGCCATACTTTAGAATTTCTCTTAACTTTGTAATAACAGGCATCTTTTTTTGTAGCTCCACCTTTAGCCATCTTTATAGACTTTAAGGTTTTAGCTTGTTTTGCATGTGTTTTACTGGCTTTTTGTAAACCTTTGATAACTTTTTTTAATTTTTCTTTAGCCATAATTTAATCCGTCTAAGTGATAGTTTAGCGTAAGCTCCTCGCCAACACTAATTTTTTTTGATGTTATAACGTTATAGACTCTGTAATCGTCCCAATCTAGCTCTTCGCTGAGGTAACAATTTGAATCTTCTGAGTGATTTAAAAAACCTCCTATAGAAGTTCTAACATATCCTTGTATGATCGGCACCTTTATATGTGACATACCTAAATCGAATTCTTCGTTAATCTCATCTACAGCAAACAGACCAAACCCTTCTATAGGGCTTTTTTTAACTTCAATACAATCTGGTAGAGGCTTATAGTAAAATTTATTGTATACAGGATACATTATTTAATTCTTCCAAACTTTTTACGTATTGAGTCTTTACCACGTCTAAATATTTCAGCTTGCCTAGGCTTACCGCCATATTTAGATCTTTGCTCTCCAACTGTTAATATACGAATCAGTCTTGCAAAAGGCTTTCTTGTCCGTAAAACTTTTTTTACCGTATCCTTAGCGTCTTGAATTGTGGCATATTTAATCGATACGGTATCTTTTGGGTTTTCGTCTGTATATAGTCTTCTATCGCTATCTTTTGGTTTTTTACCTGTTCCAACCTTGGGATCGCGTCTTTTTGCCATTTAACAATCCCAATCTCTTCTAGCCCAATAATTAGCACTACATCTGTCTGTAGTACCTCCCATACCTTTACTTCTAGCACAGTAAGATTTTTTACGTTTTGGATCGTTTTTGTGCATGCCAAGTTTTGCATCACCAAATGTAATACGTTTTACTCTTGATTTTTCGCTACTACAACCTTTTACAAAAACTACTTTTCTCTTTTTGCCATAACCAGGCTCTCCTTTGCGGAGAGCCCTAGGTCTATTAAGAGTTACGGTTTTGCCTTTGTACTCTGCCATTCATTAATAATTCTTATTTAAAACAAGAATAATTGAATAAGCATCACCACTTGAGTGGCCGACTGTTGTAAAGTCTATATCACCAGTTACGCCTGAACCTGCGTTATTAGGTATGCCGCTAAATCTATCGTCATAATACTCATCACCTGTGCTGTCTGCTGGTAACGGTATTGCTAATACATTAGTTGAAGCGTCAAACTCAATATCTACGCCCATACCTCTAGTTGCCCAATAAATACGTGCTATAGAAACTCCAGTACAAGTTTCGCCTTTGCTGTTAGTGGTTAAAGCTGACACATCAACTTTTTTAACAGATGACTCACCTGTACCGTCAGACTCATTAGTAAACTTTAAGATAGCAACTCTTTCACCATCTTGAATAGTTTGTGAAGTTACTGTATCTGCCATTGTTTACTCCTATCTTTCTACTGCTGCTACAACGTAGTCAATAGTCATAGTTTGTGCTGAAGCCTCACCATTTTGAATACCAAATGATACGGTTAGTTCCTCATCATCTGGTAAGTTTGTGATTGCAACACCAACTGGAGCAGCATTATTAATTGAATAAAATACTTTTGAAGCATCTGGATCAATAAACCATGTTGTTGTGATAAAAGTATCATCTGCCATAGTTGCTACATCTTCTGTAGTAGTAGCAGTATTATCTTTCTCAACTAAGAAATCTAAACCTGCGTCACCGTCTGAAGAAATAAAGAAAACACCGTCTGTTGTATCAAGAGGTGTTGTGTCTGTTATACCAAGACCCATAACAAAGTCTGATTGGTCTACATCATTTACTTTAAATCTAGCAGAGAAGTATGCTTTCTTACTTGTGCTTAATTTAAACCCTTCACCTTTTAATTGTAAAAAGTCTAAATCGTTATCTCCTGCAGC